TGTTGCCTGAAAGGGCTGGTTCAAAACCACTACACTAGCAGCAGTTTCAACTGTGATCTCCCCGCTGGCACTACCGTCTTTGTTGGGCAATAGTATGATTAAACTACGGCCTATCTCATCGACAGTGGTGGTGAAGTCTGTACCTCGAATAGCGATTGAGGCAGTTGGGGTACGGATAGAGATATTCTCTTTGTTGATTCTACCCAAAGCGCCTGTCAGGAAACGCGCTGTACCGCTTGCCATATTTAAGGCTAACCGAGACTTAGAGGGGTCTGGGTCAAAGACAAAATCATCAATGACTATCTTGCTGTGTTCCGTGAGCCTCAAAACAGAGTCATCCAAGAAAGATATCGCCATACGGCCATTGCCGGTACGCACATCATCGTAACTGGAAATGCCCAGCTCTAACTCAGCGGTTAGGGAATCTGTTGTGTCCTGCCTGACAACCTCACCGATGCCCCGAAGCTCAGTGATTTCACCGACTTGAGCTTGGACAGCAAGCGGTAGGAATATCAGCAGCCACTTGAGCATTGGTCAATGTCGATGGTCCCGCCCGTTGTAATGCCAATAATATTTACGATTCCAGCCGTAGAGCCAGTGCTACTTGTCTGGTCTATGTCGATATTGTTGGTATTGCCCGTGATGTCGGCGGTAATAGAGCTATTAGCATTTCCCGTCTGGGTAGTATCAATGTCATTTGAGTCGCCATCAATGTCCCAATTATTCGTCGCACCGACTACTTCTGAGGTGATGTTCAGGGCGTTACTCGTTCCAGTAATAACAATATCTGTATTGCCGCTAGTAGCTGTCGATGCTGCTCCCTGAGTAAAAACGAGTACGTTGGAATCTCCGGTTGCAGCAAAATCAAAATCACTGCCAGCAGCGTCTCCTGTCGCACCGACGGCCAGAGTTTGCGTGTTAGAATCGCCCGTAGAAGACAATGTAAATGAAGTGGTATTGCCTTGAGCGACCGTAGCGGCAATTACATTGCTGTCACCAATCTGGTCAATATCAACGGTCATGGTGGTTCCCGTTAAAGACGCCCTAGTGCTGGTAGTACCCACGATATTGCTAGAACCGATCTGATCTATATTCATTGTGAGGGCCGATGATCCGCCGCTCTGAGTTATATAAATATTATTGTTGGCGCTATACGCTGAAACCATGTAGGCCAGTGAGAGCAAGACTGAAAGATACAAAACACAATTTTTAATGAGGGATTTCATTAGAAGCCTCCTTCTGTGGTTCAAAGTCCCATAGGTCGTCTTCAATCCCTTGAACAATAATGGCATAAACTGCTGCTTCGATAGCCGAGCGAACCGCATAGGTTTGCGTTTCATTAGCAGCAAAACCACTTTCTAGCTCAAACAGCTCTGTTCCGTTCTCCGTGAATCGAAACCCATCTAACCCTGTACTGGTCGAATAAACCTGTTTACTCGTTACTACATTTAGCAACACTTGTCCAGTTTGGACTAGAACTGCCCTCAAAGCCACCGTAACCTCGTCAATTCGGTATTGACTGCTGGCCCCGATTCCCAGATATCGCGCTCCAAGCCCGCCAGACCGAAGATTGGTATCGTAACCCACAATTCCACCGGCCATAATCAAGCCAGAAAACAGCAGGGGCTCTAGCTTATTTGCGCCCTCCCCGCCATAACTGCTTCGGGTAGAAATAATAAGCTGCCGCTCTCTCGTCAAAGCGTCTAAGTTCCCACGCTCGGCCACTAAAAACCACTTGCCATCACCCGCTGCGAGTAGCGCGTCTATGAGAAAAGAATCCCCTGCCTGAGTCACTGCGGTAGAAAACAAGGCCATGTTGTCTGCTGCGGCCCGTTGTCCGGTTTGATCTGCAAAAGAATAAACGCTTACAACGGCCTTTTGCCGTGGCGGAGCAAGATTTATAAGGTTTCTGAGCGTTGGGCGTTCTATCCGTGGCCCACGGGCACAATCGTTAAGTTTAATGCCTCGATCATCAATGTAATCCTGACTGATGAGCGCACATTTCCTAGCCGAATCGACACTAGCGCATCCGGCAAGTAAAGCGATAAGGCATAAAGTTAAGGAGCGCACTCGTCCGTACTGCAAATACCAAAGGAACCAATGGGAATGCGTATTTCAGTAATGGAACCGTCTGTGTCGGTAACGGTCAGGATTATCTCTGTACCCGTATTCACAAAAGCAATTGAGTTTCCTTCAAGGTCAAAAACCCCGCCTGTACCGCCTGTCTCAGAATTGAATAAGGATTCTGCTAGATCCCTCGATAGCTGAGAATATATGCGTGATTCCAAATTCCGAGTGAACTTAGCGAGCGTGGTGTTCTCCTGCTCACGAAGCAAATCATTTGCTTTTGATTCAATCTCTTCCAGAATCGCGGCTTTGCGAGTCCTCTCTTGCTCATCAATCGTCAGATAATGGGCTGACTGAGCGATACCATTGAAGGAAGGGCTATTGAATTTAAACACGAAATCAGTTGCTAGAGCCGGAGCTGCAAGTAAACTAATCGCTATCAACCAATTTTTCATTCTTTTGCTCCCTAAGTTCAATCGATGTATCTAATTTCTGTTGCAGCCTGATAATGTCGTTATCGAGCATCCTGATCCGATCAATCAAAGCAATCAGTGTGGTATTAGCCTCTGCTAGTTTTGCCTTGATATTGTTGGTTATGAAGTTCCAAATGAAATGTATCATGTACAGCAGCCCTACTGTGGCTACGATCGGAAAGCCGTACTCGTTGATTGCTGTTGCAATACCGTCCATCAATCACGCCTGGCATCTTCTTTTCCATCGGCTCTGGCGATCCTATTTAGATCGGGCCTAATTCCAAGCACCGCACACATTGTGGCATCGAGCCGGATAATGTCATGGTTCATCGTTTTAACCCTGTTATCCAAGGCTTGAACAATGCCGTGTATTCCATTCACCTGGCCAATAACACTTTCAAGAATGTACTTTATGGTCAGAAATATGAAGAACCCTGCGATCAGGGCAATCGCAATGGGAAACCCTA